GCTAAACCGCGGGCAAATCCCCTGCGGCTGCCTTGCGTATCGCCCCGTTTGTAGCCCAGTTTTAAGCCCACTGGCAGCCCTATAAGCACCCCAATTAAGAGTGCTGCACCATTTATCATTTCATTGTTCATTTGTATGCTCCCGATCTAATCCCCCGCCCGATTGGTGGGGTTAAATCAGTATGACATCACGGGCTGACAATCGGCAATGACCAACACGCCCAATGGGCTATTTACCGCCTAAAATTTCATAAATTGCATCCACCCTGGCACTTAGCACCCTTAATTCAGTTTTTGTGGATTCAATGGAATCTCGCATGGATTTTCCTGAATTCGGCAATAATTCACGCATGATTGATTTTGTCACAAATCTCATGACTGAATAGATTGCAGTGAGCATGGCAATACCGCACCCGATCACCGCAACCCATTCATTTGTGCTCATTACTTAGATGATGCCAATCTGCCAAATGCCTGATCATTAGGATTTAAATACCTAATCAAAACGGGCACAATTGCCGCAACGCCACCCATTGCCATTGCCTGCAAATTACCGCCTGACATGTAAACCGCCAATGCAGCTGCAACATAGGAGCGCAACCAACTGGCAATCACTGGTTTTAATTTATCCATTATTTACCTTTCATTAGGTTTAACTTTTCAATTAATGCAGCGCATTGCGCCTCATTTACTGAAACCTCAAAATGCATTTCATCCTTGCGGTTTTTGTAATCCCCACCCCAGCGCAACCCATATTTTTTGCAATAAGCCTGGATCATTACCGTTTGCATTGGCGTGAATGTGCCTGCATGACCCAATGGGTGCTTTGTGGCATTTAAATCAATTGCAGTGCCTGATGAATGATTTGATAATTTATCAGTTGCCCCGCGCACATTCCTGAAACAATAACCCCAATCATCCAACGCCCCTTCATCAATTGGTTCAATGTGTGCATGAAATTCGGCTGCAAATGTGACCAGCAATGGCGCAACCTTCTCAGCGCACCGCAATTTAATCTTTGTGCCTGGAACTGCAAATGACTTGATGCCAATTGCATTTTGATCCTCAGATGCAACCCAACCATTTTGACTTATCATTAGCCAATTTCAGGTAATTCATTTGGATATTCAATATCTGCATATTCGGCTGAATTGTATTTTGCGCAAACTTGTGAGCCCCATAACTCAGCACCTGTGGCTGAATCAAACGCTCCAACCTCATCAATTTTCTTAGTGCCTTTTTTTATTATGACTTTGAAATCATCTGTTACTGTGTAATTAAGTGTCATTTTTTCTCCTTAGAATGATGTGTAAATACGACCATAAGTATCACCAAACATAAACCCAGCACTTGAAACATATACTGCGGTTGCAGTAGCACTACTTTTACCTGATGGCAAAAGTATTGGATTTTCTAAACTCGTTACCATATTATTTACTATTACTGGGTTCAAACCATAAATATAACCAGCATAAGCAGTTCCACCTGGATTACTAACTTCTGAAATAGAATATATTTTTGAATTATATTCAACATTTCTTCTATTTCCAGCAATAAAGAAATCAGTCAGTGTAGTCCAGCCAGTTGAAGGTGGCGTGGTCGCTGTAACAGAATTATTTGCATCATTTGCAGTTAACCACTGTGTACCATTGTAAACAATATATCTAATTGTATTTCCTGAGTTATCATATGCAAGTGTCCAAGATGTGCCATTAGTAGAATAAACAATATTATTAGTACTTACACTACCACCTGCTACGAAATAACTATTCGCAAAGGCTATAAATTCAAATCTAGCACCAATTGGCGTTGGTACTGTTTGTCTTGTCCAAGTTATGCCATCACTTGATGTTGTAATGCCACCAGTTCCAGAACTTGCACCATTACCAACGGCAACAAATAAAGAATTAGCATAAATGGTTTTGTAAATTTGGTTTGTTGAGAAATTAGCGGTGCGAGCAGTCCAAGTAATTCCATCTGTTGATGATGATATAAGTCCATTTGAACCATAAGCCACAAATATGGCGTTACCATAAACAACTCCATCAATGGCTACACTGCCAAAACCTGATGTTCTTGATGTCCAAGTTTGTGCATCAGGTGATGAAAACAAAGTACCACCTGCACCAACTGCAACATAAATATTTGACCCATTATAGGCAAATCCATCAATTGATTGTGAGCCAGTAGTTGCTGCTTTTCTATTTGTAAATGTAGTTACACCGCTTGAAGGTGTGACCCATGAATTTGTTGTGCCATTAGTTGTCAGGTATTGCCCTGATGTGCCAGTTGCAAGCCTTGCAAATGTTCCTGATCCAGTTGCTTGAATTAAATCACCTGATGTGGTCATTGCAGTTGCCATTGAGTTTGTGACTGTTACATCACCTGATGTGCCACCACCACTAATTCCAGTGCCAGCGGTCACGCCTGTAATATCGCCAGGGCTTGTTGCAACCCAATCAAAATCCAAATCAGTTCCTGATGCCTTAGCCAATATTTGCCCAGTTGTTCCGCCCAATAAATATTGCAAATCAGTTGCAACCGCTTGACCAAAAACCTCAAAATCAGCGGGTAAATCCGTGACTAAATCTGTATTTTGTGGCATTTGCCAGCCAAATGGAGTGGTGGGATTGCTCATAATTTTTCTCCTAATCTATTAAAGGATTGTAGCATTTGCCCAATCCAATGTTGCGCTGACATCCTGCCATTGTTCAACAATTGGCACATTTTCCCACCTGAATGCTTGCAGGCTAAATGCCAGGGGCGACACATTCATGGTCAGTGATAATTCATTGTATGCAGCTGAAAATGTCCAGCCCTCAACAAATCCCAAAAACTCACCTGCATTCATGTTAAGTGGCAAATTGGAAACCCTAAGCGGCTGCCCCATAAATGTATTTATCAGGGCATCCCGATCTGCATCATCAATTTCAGGATTGGTCAGGTCAAATGCAAATTGATTAAATTGGGCATTTGGGTATGCCCTTAATTCTAAATAAAACGCTGCCTGATCCTCAGCATCAGCCTGATTGTGCAATGTGGTATTTATGATCTGAGATAAATTACCGTATAAAGCAATTGATGCTGGGTCAGAATCTGAAACCTCATTATTGGAATTAGCCCCGTATTTTAAAGTAATTGCATTTCGCACATCACCACTGCGGGTGCGGATTTGCAAATTTTTGGCATTGGCTTGATTGGCATCTAAATCCACATAACCATTTGCTGATAAATATTGGCTGCGGTGGGTGCTGTCTGCGTATGAAATCCGACCCTGGGCATCCTCATAAAGTTGACCCAATCCTGATGTTGCAAGCCCTGCAACTAGTGTGTAAATATCAATTACATTGGATGAACGCGCTGCCAAATCATAATCACCTGGCTGATCAATTTCACCCAATCCATTATTTTCTGCATTCTGCCATTGCACGGTTGGATCATAGGCTGCCCATGTTTCAGCTGCGGGCACTTGCTGCCATTGATTAAATAAAATTTCCGATAACACCCGATAAATCTGATCACCATCAAATTCATGCGGCAAAATGCCTGTGGTAATAATTTTGGGCAATCGGCTTAATGCACCTAGTGCAATGATTGTGTATGTCTGAGCATAAGCAACTGAACCAATTTCTGACACGCTAATTGTTGAATCAGTAATTGTTCCGCCAAATATCGGCACAAATGTCGCAGTTGAATCTTGCACTGAAATGGTGACTGATTGATTGATCTCAAATTCATAATTGGTTTGATCTAAATTAATTAATTCAATGTTGCAGTAGCCTGCTTGGGCTTGATTGTAAATATCAGTGCGCCCGCTGGTAATTGTTAAATTGCTAAGAATTAAATTAGTGTAGTCAACACCATCAATTTTTAATTGCCAAATTGGATTCCAGTTGCTCATCCAAACCTGCTAAATGTTCCTGTGGTATTAAAGTTGTTTGCGCCCCCAGTGCCGCGATCATAAGATTCATTTAAATTGTTCACAATTGTCCTTGCAGTGCCCTCAGAATCAATTGCACCATTTACGGTCAGATTTATGGTTGGAGCATCCCTGCCAGTCATTTGTGTGAAACTACTTAATGGGCTAAATGCTGATGATGCTTCCATTGCTGCAAGTGCAGTGCCCTGGCGTTCCAACACTGCAAATTCTTTTTGCAATGCGTTTAATTGTTTTTGTGCAGTTTTTGAACTAATGGCATCTGTTGCCAGCAAAAATGTGGTATCGGCAATTTTATCTGATACGCCTTGCAGTTTTCTGACTAGATCAGGCAAATTAACCGCGCCTGAAATTAAGCCTGATGAACTACTGCCACCACCACCGCCTGCTCCACCACCACCGCCTGCTCCACCACCACCGCCTGCTCCACCTGCGAAACCTGAGCCACCAGCCCCTGAGAATGGCACACCGCTAAATCCCCCGCTGCCTGTCACGCCTGCAATGTTAAAATCACCAACATCAATATCTGAGCGACCAACTAAATTCTGCGCAGCTGCTAAGACACCCGCGGCAATGGCTGCGGCTGCAACGCCTGCCAATGGATTTAATGCAAAATAAGTTGCAACGCCTGCAACAATGGCTGATGCCTTCAATGCATTGTAAGCCTTAACTAATGCAGTAATTGCAGCAATTGTTCCAGTGACCGCGGCAGATATTTTTGACACCACAAATATTGTGCCAAGAATTCCTGCCAAAACAACTAATTCATCCTTTAAATTAACCACCGTTTGAATCACTGACTTAACACGCTCACCCCATGCAAATGCATTTTTTTCTGATTCAGTAAATGCATCACTTACGCCTTGATCCCCAGTCAATCCACCAACAAATGCATTCAATGCAGGCACGGCAGTATTTAAAATGTATGCAGTTAATTTTTCAGTCAATGGCAACAATGCCGCGCCAATTCTTTCCTGGGCTTCATCAATTGCAATTTTAATTCGCACAAAACTTTTTTCAGTAGTCTGCGCTTCATTAGCAGCAAATCCACCAAATGTTCCAGTTAATTGTTTAAAAATATCATTAAAGTTTCCTGATTTTAATGTGGATGCATCAATGCCTAAACCCAGCCTGCCCAATGATGCTGCGTTGCCATCATAAGCCTTGCCCAATGCATTTGCCACGGCTTCCAGGGGTTTGCCCGTTGCACTTGAAACATCCAATGCCAAATTTAATAAATCCTGTGCGGCTTGCACATCATTTGTTGAGCGGGCTAATCTGCTAAATGCTGGGCGCAATTCATCATCAGTGACACCAATGGCAATTGATGTTTTATCAATATATTGACCAACCGCAGCAATTTGGGCAGTCGTTGCATTTGTAGTTTTCTGCAATGTTTCGGTCAGTTTTCTTTGTGCGCCTTCATCCGCTGCGGCATTCTGCACTGATTTGAGTGCAAACGCTCCAATGGCTGCTCCAGCGGCTGCAAATGCCAGTGCAGCCTTTTTGCCAAAATCAGTTAATTGATCGCCAAATGATTCAACATTTTTTTGTGATCCTTTTAATGCATCCGCTAATTGCTTTGTTTCTGCAAGAATTGATAATTTAAGGGTGCGCGATTGGGTTGCCATTTACCATTCCTTAATGATCTGATCAAATGCATTTTCCCATTGATCTAAAATATAAGGCTGCTCATTGCGTAGTGTCGGATAAATAAACCAGCCCCGTGAACCCTTGCCAAATTTTCCTGACCAGGCTGGAAATTGCTTAAATTTATTTGATCCAAATTCAGCCCCGCCCCATAGTTGCTGAGTAGTGCCACCACCACTGTATTTTTGTTTTGCAAATCCAATGTTTAACTCACCAATTGCCGCTTTTTTACTGCGACTGACGGCAGAACCTTTGGCAATTGGATCATCAATTTTATTTTGTGTTTGACCTGATGCATCAATAATTTTTTTCTGCACATATTCAACCAACGCACTTGATGTTTTTTTGGATTGGGCGATTGCTTCATCATCCATTGCGCCAATGACTTTAAGAATGACATTCAATTGTTGCTTATTGTAAGCATTAGAATCAATTGTCATTTTTGCGCTCCTTTAAAATCTCAACTGCGGTTAAAATCTGCTCCGCGCTTTCCCATTCCGACATTGGAATTGATGTGGCAATTGCCAATTCAATTAATAATCGGTTTATGCTTCCGCGCTGGAAACTTTTGGGCTTTCATCACCCACGGTGACATCCACAATGCCCTCGCACCATGCTTCATAAGGCTTGATTGCCTTACCGCCTGCATTGCGCTTCATTGCATGATAAGCCAAAAACAATAAATCATTCAGCCCAATCTTTTCCTGGGCTTGGCTGATTGTATGTCCAGTTTTCTGCTCCCACTTTGACCATTCAGGAACCTGGGCAATGTAGGTTTCAGAATCACCGTTTCCATATTCAATTTGTATTGGTAATTTCATTTTTGTTTGCTCCCGATTCTACTAATTAACTAAATGTGGCAACTGGTGTTGTCACGCATGTAAATGATAAATCAACTGTTTGTGCATCAGGTGCAGTGCCGCCCGCTGATGGCAAAATTGGCTGAACATCAAATGCAAACACTGCTCCAGTGTCAGCGGTTAATGAAACTGCCAATCCTGTATTTGGTGCGCTGGTTGCAGCTGTCCACAATGCTTCACACAATGATGATGCTGCTCCCCAATCTGCAAGCATGGAAACTGCAAATGTGCCCTGTGTATCAGTGGTGAAATAC